ATTGAGTGCAACATCTGCTGGCCAAACTAACATCAAAGCTGGTGGCAATATCTTGCAGACTGGTGCTAAGATTCATTTGAATGGCCCTAGTGCAGTGGATGCAGAAGTCGCAGAGAAAGCTGTTGATGCTAAAGAACCCGGTATTGTCCCGACACATGAGCCATGGTATCGGCCCCGCTCTAAGATGAATAGAAATAAATTCTGGAGACCATAAGAATGTTTCATTTTATCTATAAAACCATAAGTATCACGACTGGCAAATACTATATTGGTATGCATTCAATAGATAACTTAGCAGATGGATATAAAGGATCAGGAACGGTGCTAAACCAATCAAAGGAACAATAATGGCAACAAAGATTTTCTACAAAGGCTTTTCCAGCAGAAACGCCGGAACACCAAATGGTAGCTTCTCCGCTACCAACAAAGACTTGGTTAATCAAGACTTGCTAAACCACATCTTCACTGAGTACTGGAGTCGCCCTCACATGCCTTCTTTTGGCACGAGAATTCCAACACTCGTATTTGAACCAAATGATGCAGAGGTCAGAAACATCATTCGTGAAGACCTTACAAAGGTTTTTGAATACGACCCACGAGTGAAACTCCAAAATCTTAAAGTTTTGTCGTTGCCAGACAACAATGCGATTGTCGCGATTGCTACATTGTTCTACATTGAGCTGAATGTTGCTGGTGACCTCAGGATTGAAGTTTATTCAAATTGACCAAGTTAATAAATACTAGAATCACGAACACTAAGGATATTTTATGGCCGTAAAGACTTTGAACATAGCCGAAAGCTGGGATGCCGTCTACCAGGCGTTTGATAAGACCAACTTCGTATCGTTCGACTACGAATCTGTAAAAGAATCTTTGCTTCAGTACATGAAGATGTACTACGCAGAAGTTTTCAATGACTACATTGAAACGTCTGAGCTGATTGCAATCATCGATGCCTTTGCAGTTATCGCGGAACAGTTGGCATATCGAATTGACATGGCTAGCCATGAGAACTTCATCTCGACAGCTGAACGCAAACAAAACATTTTGAAACTAGCTAAGCTTGTTTCATACAATGCTTCGCGTAACCTACCAGCGCGCGGTCTAGTCAAGCTCACCTCGGTATCGACGTCTGAATCTGTCATCGACTCCCAAGGCAATGACCTAGCAAACCGCACAATTACCTGGAACGATGCAAATAACACACTCTGGAAAGAACAGTTCTTCCTAGTCGTGAACCGCCTACTTCTCAAGAAGTTCGGTCAACCTTCGAAGTCGTTCCAAGTAGGTGATGTGGCATTCCAGCTCTATTCATTCAACAACACTTTGTCGTCATTTGGCAATGGCGTGTATGGGTACGAAATCTCGACTAGTGCTGAAACAGTTCCAATGGAGCTAGTCCCATCCGACTTAGATGAATATGGTGTGTTCGAACAGTTCCCAGATCCTAACAAGCAGATGACTCTAGTCTACGCAAATGATGGTCTAGGTGACGGCTCTGATATGACTGGCTTCTTGATGTACACTAAGCAAGGTAACATCACCAAGCTAGATCTTGAATTCGATTCTCCAACCCCTAATGACATCATTGATGTCAACCTAGCGAACATCAATAATGCTGATGTGTGGCTAGCAAAAGTCGATACCACTGGTATGATCCTAGAGAAGTGGCATGCTGTCGACACGATCAACTCGCAGAATATCTTCTTCAATACCGACACGAACCGTAAGAAGTATGAAGTTGAAACCCTAGAACGCGATCAAGTTCGTCTACTCTTCGGTGATGGTAACTTCGCAGAAATTCCAGTTGGTAAATTTGCTCTATGGGTTCGTCAGTCACTGAACTCGAACTTAGCTATCCAAAAGAACAAGGTCATCAATGAACCATTCGGCTTCTCGTACCTTTCAAATTACGATGTAACAGAAACGGCATCGTTTACGTTTGGTCTTGTGAGCACTCTGCAAAACGGATCGACAAGCGAAGACATCGAACACATTCGTCGTACTGCTCCTTCAACCTACTACTCGCAGAGCCGTATGGTGAACGGTCAAGACTACAACACTTTGCTTCTTCGTGATCCTTCGATCTTAAAACTCAAGGCAGTCAATCGTACCTTTGCCGGCCAACCAAAGTACATTGAATGGAACGATGCATCTGGCGCATATCAAAATGTGAAGATCTTTGGCGATGACCTTCGTATCTACTATGATATGCAGACTGATCTAAAAATCAGCAAAACATCATCGCGTAATCTGATCGATGAAGTTCTAGAGCCTCTGTTGAAAGACGCTGGTATCTTGAATGCGATCACATACATGACATCGGCAAACCCGCAGTTTGATGGAGTAGTTTCTAACCCTAGATACAAGTTCATCGAGAATGTAGCACGCAAAGCACCACATTCACCTGATGATCAAACAACGAGCTTCTTGCTTGAAAAGACTTCTATTCAAGGCATGCTTGATAGACACTGGTATGGCGAACCACTAGACTATGTGACGATTGGCTCGACTATTGCAGCCGATGTTTCTAATGATGTTGACTATAAGATCTATGACAGCGGGATTGCTCGTACCATCAATGGTGTGACTCTTTATCAATCTGGTACTCCGTCTGGTACCCAGCCACAATCGGAGCAGCCAACCTTTGCTATCGGCTTCTCTAACGAACTCGGTATTATCGGTAATGGTTCAATCACCGGCCTTATTGTGCACTACGGTTCGCCAGACGAAGTATGGACTGTTGAGCTTATTAGCGAAGAAACTGGTGGCGGTACGTTTACCGTAATTGGCTCTGTTTCTGGTCTAATTGGAACCGCTTATGTTGGTGTTCCTTTCGAGAGCGATTACATCAACTTCACCATTACAGCTGGAGACGTGGATTATGTCACAGGAGACGCGTTTGTCTTGGATGTAGTTTCTTCAGCCATTACCAAACGCACATTCTCCTTCGGTGGCCTGCAAAGCGAGGGTGCCAACCTAGACGGCTACTGGTATGTCATCAATGGCGAGATGATCAAACACAACGGTTCGACATATGATTTCAACTATGACCCGTCGGCTGATTCGACTATTACTCCTAACACAAATGCAGCCTGGTTGTTCTTGATCCATCGGGTTGATGATGATGCAAACCTAGGCATTGCCAAAGAATGGGAAATCTATTTCCGTGACCTGAAGATTGTAGTTGAATCTGATACTACAAAATTCTGGTATAACTCTGATGCTTACATCATTGACCCGGATACCAAGAACAAAGTCCGTGACCGTATTAGTGTGTTGAAGTCAAACTTGAATCGTGAAGGAACTAAAGCAATAGGTAAAAATGTAGATTATGATGTGATCGACTCCATCAGGTTTGATGATGGTACTGTGAACTTCAACTCGCTGGAAGTTCTACCAACAGATGCTTCGAATACTGTTGTGTCTGGCGATGATATTCCTGACAACAGCATGGCATTCCCTCAGTTCGTAAACGTGACCGGTGTAGTGACTATGCCTAATGGACAAGTTGTCGACACTAACGATTATGTGTACTTCAAGGCTCCGGATCCTACTTCTGTGAACAGTGAGGCTAAGCCAATCAATGCGACACCAGTAATCACAAACAAATTCACTTTGGGTTCATTGACATCGAATGATGGGCAATACATCCGTAAGATCGGTCGTGGTGGTTTGGATTTCTTGTGGCAGCATTTTAGTCCAACAACAAACTTGATCGACCCTTCGACTTCTAACATCATCGACATGTTTGTATTGACTATCGGTTATTACAACAATGTGATGTCTTATGTGAAGGGTACAAACACTTACGTGCCAATGGCTCCAACACCATTAGAGCTTCGCAACTCGTACAGCTCGTTGCTATCGTCTAAGATGATTTCTGACACTGTCGTGATGCATTCTGGACGTATACGTTTGTTGTTCGGCGAATTGGCTGATAGTCAGTTGCGTGTGAAGTTCCGTGTGATCAAAGCTCAGTCTGCTACTTTGACTGACGACCAGATC